TCTTCTACCTTTTGTCGTAGGTTGTTATAGTCTCGTATCAGAGTTCTGGTAGCTTCCATATCAGCCTTTAACTCGCTGATGTCGTCTTTAAGTTCGTCGATCTTCTCTAACAACTCTTTAACCTCGTACACATGTACCGACCCCCACTTCCCTATTAACTAAAAAATCTTTTTTATCATTCTTCGAATATAAAGTCATAAGTCACCTTCATAGTTTTATCGTTTGTTTTTGTAACAGGGTTGGGTAATCTAACGATACTTCCTATGTTCACGTCAACTTTAACTAATGTTCTTGGATTAAATTGTATAACCCATAAACTTGTGTCATCACAGGTTACTCCTACAAATTTTGAAACATTAGATCCTGATGATATTTTAGCTAAGACTTCTCCAGTATCTGGGTTTATTTTATAAAGTTTGTTTCCACTATAAGTACCACGATCTATATACCACAAGTTATCTCCATCCCATGCAATATCTATTATTATATACGCATCTTGCGGATAAGGGATAGAATTTATTAGATTTCCATTACTAGAATCAATTTTATCAATAGTATAAGTATTATTGTTAGCCACTCTTAAATAAGATCCATCCCATGTTATTCCAGATGTATAGGAACCTGGTAACTGATCCATGAGGGCTCCTGTTTTTGGGTTAATTTTTCTTATTTTCCCATCGGCTGCCGTTATCCAAAGGTAATTACCGTCATAAGCAATTGATTGTGGGTAAGCCATACCCCACTGTACGGGATAATATTTAAAAACTGACCCAGTAATAGGGTCAATTTGATATATTAATCTTTCGTATTCACCAATTGTCCATAAATATTTTCCGTCCCACGCAATTCCCCGTCCAGTACGTGCTGGATGATTAATACTTTGTAATGTTCCAAGGGTGTATTCTATACCTCCATCTCCCCATACAATTTTTTGGAATGTGCCATTAGCATTTTGCGTTGAAAAATCGAATACCCAGCGAACACGCCTATTTGACCAATAACTTTCTATAGTATTTATAACGCCTTGAGTATCCCAGAGAGTACTTACTGAAGACTTATCACACCAGCCTATAATAGGACCTATATTTTTATATAACTTAGAAGATGTATAAACAGTACTACCAATAGAAGAATCCAGCATAATATAGCTAAAGGGGAAAGGGGGTTCAAATGAAGGATAAGAAGGATGCCCCATAAAAAAATTTTGCTTAACAGACCATTTTAATCTATTCATTGCAATATAAGTTAAAGAATTTTTAGATTTTTCTTCTAAAACTTTTTTACCAGATATATCAAAAAGTTCTACATTAACAATTCCTTTTACAGGTTTTATGTTTTTTAAGTTAACTATGTTTTTCGTATATATCACTCCTCTGGTATTTCAAATGTAATTGAAACATCCTCGCTAGGTATTGGCATAACGTTGATTAAATCTGTAATATTGTTTACCAATGTAGCTGCGTTTAAGTACAACTGTAGGGTATTAATTGGTATATTAACGTTACCAGCGCTTGTTTGAAATTTAACTGATAACGTACTAGTAGTGGCAGGCACAGAAGGTATTATAAATGACACTCCGATTGTATTCCATCCCGTTTCACATGTTTGTCTTAATGTGGGTTGCACTTGGTTTCCATCCAAGTAAAACTTAATAGTAAGTAACGAAGCCTCGCTTGCTTCGCCAGACATAGTTAAACTAAGTGCTACGTTGGTTTCTTTGCTAAGAGACATACTAATTGAGATGGGAGTTGTTTCTGTCGTTCCAATACTAACAGCCTCCGTGTTACTCCATAATAAGTATGGGAATTGCGTTATACCTCCGCCTCCTCCTTGTGTTTGTGCTTTGTTAACACCCCTTACTATTCTGTTCATATAACTGATATAATCCTCATTCATAGCATTAATTGTATCATCGTCTGGTATTTCTTCTTCTGTAGTAGATTTCACTGTCCCTGTAGTATCGCTTTGTAAAGTGATACTTGCACTTTCAACTGCACTTTTAGTCGGTATCGCTTTTCTACTTACCGCACGCACTCTATAAATGATTTTATCATGACTTAAGTCCATGATGTCAACGCTTTCAACTAAGAATAAAGTAGTGGTATTCAAACCAAAACGAGGTAGTGTTACACTAAGTCTCTGCCCAGGTGCAAAACGTTTATCAAAGGTTTCGAATTCAATTGTAGTGGGTACTACACCATACTGGTCAAAAATCTTCTTAGCATAGTTAGCCGCTGCTTTGATAGTAGCAATGCCATCCTCGTTAAAAGCACGCCCGTAAACACCCGATCCACCTTCTATAGCCTTTCTTTCATTTATAGCTACTGGGTCGTTTGTGCTATATCTAAAATGTTCTCCAAACTCGTCTGCCGCTCCTATAATGTGCACGGTATTAATGTAATCTTCTAACGACTGCTCAACTGACATGTTTCTAAAATCTACAGTACTAAAATCGGGTCCGTATGTAACAGGTTCATTAACATAAAAGTTAAGTTGTTTAGAATTGTTAATATACCACTTTGCACTCGAATAACTTGCCATGTCATCCAAGATGTCTTTCACGCTTTGAGCAATAACATCATACTTTTCTAACCAAACACCGTTAGCAATGGATCCCATAGTAATACCATCCATACCAAGCAAATCAGATCCGCACATCTCTCTTACTATGTCACCTGCGTATTTATTGCGCCAGTGAGTTTCACCTACGGTTCTTCTGTAAGTAACACTATCATAACCGTCGCTAGAGAATGTTACAAATAAGTAACCAGTATCTTCCCATTCAGCGGGCGCTTGGAATCTATAACTACGGATATAGCCTCCAAATAGCAAGGTTGTACCATCATAGATTTTTAAGTCGGTACCAATACCAGGCACTGTCATGCGATCCAAGTCGGCAACTAAAGTAAAAGTCGCCGAGCGTCTGTTACCAATACTACGAGTTATAGTTAATGTTCCTACTTGTAAAAACTTAGTAAGGTCTTGCCCAGAGCACATTATTTTTATCGTGGGAAAACACCTGCCCTCTTTAGCCTTTGCACGATAGCATCGGCTACTCTATCAATATCATCTCTGTTTTGAAAGTAGTTACCAGTTACTGTTATATTAATAGGTGCTGCCGTGCCTAACGGTTGCACCGTCGCGCCCTGCGGTAATGATAGTAACTCGGGTCCCGCTTCTCCTACAATACTAAGTCCTGGTCGTTTAATAATACCACCTTCGGCAAGTAATGGTATTTTAGGTATTTCAAAGCCTATAGTTTTACCACCGATTAACGGCACCCAGTCGGGCATTTTAATTTTTGTTATCTTATTAATACCATCAATCATACCGTTTATAACGCCGATAATGGTATTAATAACACCCTTTATCGTGTTTACAATACCATTCCAAACATTTTCCGCGGTTTGAGAAATACCATCCCATACGCGTGAAAGTGCATCTGCGATACTATTCCATGCATTAGTAAATGTTTTTGAAATGCCATCCCAGAGCCCTGTGAAGAAATCGGATATACCATTCCAAATGCTACTTGCGGTATCTTTAATACCGTTCCACGTATCACTTAACCACGTTGTAATACTATCCCATACACCTTTAACTGTAGTACTAATACCATTCCATAAATCAGTGAAAAATCCTGCAACGCTGTTCCAAATAGAGGTAGCGGTATCTTTAATGCCATTCCATAAACCAGTTAAAAAGCCAACGATCCAGTTCCATACACTTTGCACGACGGTAACGATGCCATTCCATAAAACAGTAAAGAAGCCAGCAATAGCGCTCCAAACTGTAATTGCAACGTTTTTAATAATATCCCATGTTTTTATTAAAAATGCCTTAATCTGATCCCAGTATTTTATTATTAAATAAACCACCGCTACTACAGCTGCTACTATAACTGCTGCCCAGCCTACAGATACACCTAAAATTCCAGCGATCCATTGAAGAGCGGGAACAAGCACTCCCTTCCAAAGCCAACTTAATACACTACCTATAGCTTTTATAATTGGTAAAATAATACTCCTACCTATTGCTGCAAATACACCCCAAATTGCTCCAAAAGCATTTACAAGACTACCTATAAATATCAATATGGGACCTAGTAAAGCAAACGCGCCAACTATTTTTATTATTGTATCTTTCGTTTCGGGTGGTAAACCTTGAAACCAATCTAAAAACTTTTGAATGTTTTGTATGAAACTATCTACATAAGGAGACAAAATTTCATAAATTTCTCCACCTATTTCTGCCCAAGCAAGTTTTAAGTTATTCATTGCTGTGGTAAACTTATCCGCGGGATCGAGTGTTTCTTCAAAGGTTTTCTTAACTGCACCTGCTGCACTTTCAGCTGCATCTCCTAAAGCATAGAAATCAAACGCACCACGGTTAATAGCATCTAACATCGCGGGGGCAGATCTACCAGAGAAAATAGCACTAGCATATTGTAACTGTTTAGTTTGATCTTTGGTGCCTTTTATCTTTTTTATTAAATCTTTCATGCCTTGCGATAACGTTTTGCCTTGTTTTGCAAAATTAACCTGCGCTCTCGATAAACCCATGAACATCTTGTTAGAATCCAAACCTTGCTGTTCAAAGTTACCTACTAGCTGTGCTGCTGTAGCAAAATCCAAACCTAACGCTTTAATCTGTGGTGCGCCACGTATAACAGAATCAAAAATCTGATCTACACTTAAGCCAGTGTCTTGCGATGCTTTTGTTACTGCATCTAAAATAGAAGCTAAATCCTTGGTTTGAAGCCCGTAAGCGGACATAGCTGCTTTCGCATTTTGTGTTGCCGTGGTAACATCCGTGTTATTAATCTGTGCAAATTGTAACATCAGTTTAGTAGCTTCTTCTAACGCGGGTCCCGTTAGTTTAAACTGAGTGTTCATTTCGCCTACAGCTTCACCTACGGTTTGTATGTCAAAGGGCATGGTTTTTGCAATGTTTTGAAATACTTGTTTTAGATTTTCAAACTCTTCGCCCGTCGCACCTGTTTTAGTTATAATCGTATCTTCTGCTTCATCCACTTGTTTCCATGCTGCCATGGTAGTTGCACCAAGCGCAACGATAGGAGCGGTAACCTTTGTAGTAAGGGTTTTACCTGCATTGCTTATCGACTTGCCTATCTGTTTAAATTTATCAGAAATAGAAGTTGCTGATTTTTGCACTTCTTTGGTTAACCCAGCGATGTCTCGTTGAAATTTTTCTGTGCTAGCACGGATTTCAATCGAGGCTTCGCCGATTACATTATCAGCCATTCAATGTTCCCTCCCTTGCTTTTAGGTACCGCTCCACTAACTCTTGGTGTTCTTGCCTTCGCACTTCTATAGGTTTGTCTTCTGCTGGTTTTTTAATATCTAACAATGTTTTTAATTTTGGTATCTTTTTAGCACGCACTAGGTTGGCAACTAACCATGCATGGTATCTTGTTTGCTGTGTTTCAAACGTGATGCGTTGCTCGTATCCCTCTAACATTAAATTGAACTCGGCTATAGTCATGTTACCAAACTCCCAAGGTTTTAAGCCGAGAAGACCAAACGCTATACGTTGCACGTCATCCCAGTCCCAGTCTACGTCTCTGCTTCCTTCTCTGTCTCGTTTTGCTCCTTGGTTACTTTTTTTTGTCCACCTAGTGCGGTTTGTAAAGCCTCGCCAACTTTCATTAACACTTCTGTAAGATCTTGTGTTTTATCTAATAAATTGCCCACATCTTCAGGTGTTAATGAAGGATCTTCGTCTATTAACCCAGCCCATACTAACGCTCGCAGGTCTTTAAAACTAAAGTTCTCTTCATTGCCTAAACCGTTTACAAAACTTGCAAAAGGCTTGCCAGTCAAATCCTCTAACGTTGCCATCGCGTTAATGGTATAACGCAGTTTTCTCGGTTTGTCTAGTTTAATTGTTACAAACGGCTTAGCCATTATTTATTATGCCCCTCCAGTTAATTCAGTCCACTCGCCATCGATTTCAATGGTGATTGATACTGTAGCTTCTCCTTGGTCAGGATACTCTTCGCTTAAAGAGGTAACATAACCCGATGCGGATTTTATGTTAATATTGTTATCCATTACTGCAACGTTTACTAGTGTCCCTTCACGCATTGCGGTTTTGATAGCTGTATAAGAAACCGAATCTGGTACGTATAAAGCATCTAAACTTAAAGTAGAAGAATACCTGCCAGGTACAATCCTACGTGCTCTGCTTTCTTTGCTAGAAATATCAACCACATCAGAAGATTCATCAATAGTAGCATCTCTTTGAGATCCTACTACCATACCACCTATTGTTATTAGAATGTCACTACCGTTTTTGCCTACTACTTCAGGCATTTTAATTCCTCCTTTCGAATATAAATCTTACTGTTACAACCATGCCAAGGGCTACATCTTCTGGTATAAAGATGGGTCCCCTGCACTCCGTAATAATGTTTTGATACCCACTTACTGGTATATATTGTCTATGAAACAACTCTCGCACTCGCTCCGCCATATTTTCTACTAATACCTTACTACCTTGGTTTTTTGTGTAACATCTTATGTCTACTAACATCTCTCTACCTATAGTAGTTTTGGTATCAAATGGTACGTCACTCACTGGTCCCGATACTACAATGTAAGGTAACTCGGCATCACCAGGTACTGGTTCGATAGTAAAAATTGCTGGTTGGTTGTTATATAAGTTTACCATGCTTACCAAGATTGGATCTTCTACTAATTTATTATAAATCGCTTGTGTGAATACCGACATCACTTACCACCTATAAAAGCTTTAAGTGTTTTATCTTCGTTGTTTTCTAATGCGGGTCGTAAAAACGGTCTTGCTGCCATGCGAGATGTACCAAATTCTAAGTGTATAGCATAATCAACGGATGATCCTATTACACCATAAACTTCGTCGCCGTCCCTGCGCACTTCGTAAGTGATACTTCTTTGTAATTCGCCAGTGTTACTAGCTGGAGTGTCCCCTGGGGCGGATGCACGGTGCTCGCCCCACCTTGTTTTATACACTCTACCTGTCCCAGGTTTGTCTAATGATTGTTGTATCTCTTCTACCAAAGCCTTGCAAGAAGCCTCTACACGCTCCTCAATGTCTTTTTTATCAATAGCTTTTTTAGAATTGATTTTTACTTTAACATTACTCATTTTGAATTTCCACCCCAGGGCACTCTAAATGGTGATCCGCTTGACTAGGGTTGCGAACACCGATAATTTTGATAGTAATCCTACCATCTGTTACCAAGTCGCCTCTTTTTATGTCGGCATTAGCATCACAAAATACCACGTGTGATACCTCTGCATGCTCTTGTGCCGCTGCTGTCCTCTCTGCTATACTAGCTGCACTGATACGTCCTCTAACTTGTCCGATGTCTTGGTATTGTTTTACCCAGCCACCTTGTCCATCACTTACTTCAACGCTTCGTTTAATCGTTAGAGTTTTATTAAACAAACTTATCATATTACTGCACGCCAGCCCTCTAACAGATCGGTAACATCCACTTTTAATGGTTCTGCATAAGTAACAGAGTAGTCTCCTATACTTTCGCTCTTTATACTACCAGCATACTGCATGCCTTGATACCAACTTACAACGGTGTTTATACACGCTCTCTCAATATCCTCTGGTAGGTTTCTATCGGGATCTCCTGGAAGTTTGTAACCCGCGGTATACTCGACTTCATATATATAACCTTCGGTGTTAGCTAACGGATGCCATGTTATATTCCATACCAAGCTGGGATTCCACCCCCACCCCTGTGCACGATATAAGATACCGCTTTCAGGTGATTCTAACTTGTAACCTGTGATTTCATATCCTCTCTCTTTAACAGAGAAGATTTCTACCACAGGTCTCGTGGTTAACATGATACGTGGTCCGCCATACCCAGCTAGGGTTTCGCGATACTTTTCAAGTGCAAAGGGTCTACGACAGTATCTTACTATCATCGCACTAGCTTGGTCTATTAATTTTTCTAACAAAGAATCGTTAGTGGTATCAGTTATATGTAGTTCTTCTTTTACTGTTTCCAAAGTAGTTAAACGCTTATTTACCGCGGGTTGCAATACTTCTATCATTCTATCACTTACTTACTCGCTTCTGGTTTGTCTACCATTTTGTTTGCTTTAACAGTTGCTTGTTTTGTAGGTATTACAAAAGCCTCTGCAAATCCATCTTCGATTAGTTTCTTTGCTATTTCATCTGGGTAAACCGCGTAGTCACCAGGATTATAAGGTGGTTTCTGTTTAATAAATTTTACTACCATTCGTTTTCACCTCCATTAAAAACTAACATTATCCACCAGTAGGTTGTTGTGGTAATGGAGCTGTTTCGCCCCAGCGCACAGTCTGTATAACTGCTACGCTACCACGGTGCCTTACTGCAAAGTCGTGCTCCGTGATTACTCTAATCAAAGTCTGATCTAATGTAAACGCCGAGTTACCATTATAGTAAGCATCTGTAGAAACATCAACGATAAGTCTGGTTGCTTCTCCTATAAGTACATCTGCAAAGTCTGCTAGATAAACTTCGGTAAGGCGATCCAAACCTCTACCTGGGAATACAAAATTTTCTGGTATCGCGGTTGTAACTGCGTAAGGATAACCTAGTAATTTACCAGTTACCATTTCATCTCTAAAAGCATAAGCACCGTCACCAGTTACACCAGTTCTAACTGTCATTAGATACATTTCTGTCCTAGGTGATATAATCCATCCTGGGTTAACAAACCTAGAGTTGTTTTTTTTCAGTTTTAGCACTGCTGTAGCAAGATCGCTTGTAACGGTTTCGAGTGTATAAGGGTGTGCTGCATCAAACACGTTTTGTGGTAACGCCCAGTAAAGAAGTCCTTTAGGATACGCGTTACCAGAACCAGAACTGCGTATAAACGTTGCATCCTCTGTTTGTGCTATAGCTGCTACCAAGTCATCTCTTACAATCACATCTGCCGCTGGGTTGCTATAACGTAACAGGTCGTTAGAAATAGGTACAATAGCTGCTAACTTTTTCCACTGTAAACGGATAGTACCAAAAGTAGGTTCTGTGGTTGGTATGTTTTGAGTTTCTGTAACGTAATAAGCTTCGCTGCCACTTGCAAGCGTAGGGATGTTTAACACGCCAGTAGTCATGGGTATGGTTCTTGCACCCATCCGTCTTACTACCGATTGTGGTCTTAATAATTCAACGATTTCGGTGCTAAACTCCTCTGGTACAATATAACCTCCAGATCCTGGTGGTGTAGTCGTTAACGCCTTTGCTATCTCGTCATCACCATAATTCTTTTTAACATAATCTGCTGCTTTTTCTGGATCGCCTTTTGCTGCTGCTAATGCACGGATCATTCTTGCTGCTCGTAAGCCTTTGTCTTTTCGTTCTTCCAAGGGTCTTTCCTCCTTTCGGATTTTTTCAATCCAATTAGTTTGCTGTTCTTTTAAGGGTTTAACAGCCTCCCCTACAATCTCATCGATTGTTCTTTTTAATTCATCTTCTGTCAATTTTATACCCCTCCTTGACATGTTTTAATCTAACTTACCTTGTATCTTTCGAATCTCTCTTTGTAGAGATTCTGATACTAACTGTTTAATAACATCGATTGTAATGCTTTCTTCTTGTTCTGGTTCTTGCGTTGGTTCTGCACTATCTAATACCTCTTGTATTAACTCTCGCGCCTGCTCAAGCTTTTCTTTATTAGTTTTGTTTAATACCGCGCCCGCTTTAGTTTCTTCTATTAACACTTCATTAAAATCAGGTGGTTCTCTATCAAATTCGCGGTAGTGCATTGCTAGGTGGTTGTAAACCGCTCTTTTATCTCTCTCTGGTATGTCTACACCGCCTCTAGCACCTAGTAATGCTGCCATAGCTGCTGCTACACCACGCCATACTACTGCATGGTTACCGCCTGCTTTATGATGCGGTAGCTTGTAACTCCCTTTAATGTCAGGGTTTTCGCTGTTTACCCATGCACACATAACTTTCAAATCATCTACAGATGCTGCTGCCACTTCACTTGCTGCATCCCATGGTTCGTCTTCTGGTGCACGCGGTGTCCCTTTCGGATGTGCTTGCTCGTAAGTGATTGCACTCTTTTCTAATTCTAATATCTGCTTTGCCCATTTCTTTAATGGTTCTGTATCGATACCTTTTGCACCTGCTGCTATTAAAGCCTCTGGGTTAGCTGGTACAGGCACGCAACTCCATTCTAGTAGTTCTTGCTCTTCAAAGTCAATACCAGCCTCACGATCCTCGCTATACTTCCACTTAATAGGATTGAAACCAACTGAGGTTGCTTTCATAAAACCATTCTTGTATAACTGGTAGATCATGTAACCAAACGGGTAAACTTCTTTGGGTGTGAATTTCGCTCTGCTTATTAGCTTGCCATCTTCTACCCATGTTGCTATAGCCGTTGCTACTGGTGGGCTAGTGTAATCATGTGCAAACAAAACTACTGGATTCTTATTAAACGCATCTAATTTCCAACCGTTAGGATTAATTCTATCACTGTCTCTATCAACGCTACCAGTAGAAATCACAAAATCAAGTACAAGATCTTCTACCTCTTTAACTTCTTCTAATGTAAAATCCTTGTAAACACTTAGCCCATCCTTAACGTCCGCTTCTTTGAAACGTTTTGCATCTACAAACACGCTATTCTTCACCTCCTTTCACAGTATTGGATTCATCTAACTCCTCAATTTCACGGATAATCTCTGCCAAAGCCTCCATGTCCTCCTTTTCTTTTGTTTTACTATCGCTTGCTTCGTTGTCACTATTCGATGTATACCCAAAATTGCGTGCAAAATACATGTTATAAGGTAATGGATACACCTTACCTTCGTCATTATCCAATCTATTATGTCCGCTCATTTCACGCCACTCATCCACCGTTAAGCTCCAAGGTGATGTCTGCGCCGCTTTCAAAGCATATTCCTTGTCCTCTGGTATAGGATTGTCATATTCTAATATTAAACGGTCGTCAAACTCTGGTACTAACCTTTCTTGTAAATAACTTCTTAATAATTCTAACCTTGGTTGTATTACCCAGCGAGAGTATAAATAGTCACTCGCTTCTATGGTAGCCCTGTTAGAGGATTCTATGATACCAAGGATTTCTGGTGGTACACCATACACGTGTATAATGGTATCCCGCTCGTACTTTCTTAAGTCTACTAACTGCATGTTTTCAAAGGTTTGGTTTAACGCTTGCACGTCTACTTTCTTACTAATAAAATATGGTTTGTAAGCACGGAAAAATCCTTGGTTTTTGTTTATCCAATCCTGCTCAAGCCTCTGTGTTTCTTCTCTTGTAAGCCCGTCTGCACTAATTATAAGATCGGGTCTTGCTTTGTTATAAAACCAACTCTTAGTATGTTTAGCTGCGTATTCATCTGTTTCTAATTCATCTGCTAAAGATCGCGCCGTGCCACTACCACGTGCATATGGATTGCGAGGATCTGGATCAGAGATCCACAATATTTCACTAGCTGGTATTTCTTCATCAAAACCGCGAAATGAAACTCTAAAAACTGGGTAATCTAATGTAGGTATGTTTACCACCCAATCAGGTGGTAAAGGATACAGTGCAATAGGTACACCCGCCTTGTTTCGTTCTTTTAATAGAAACGCCTCTCCTACTAAATCTAAGTAAACTTGGATGATCTGTCTTACTGTTATGCCAGTCATAAACGAATTACCAGTATTTAGTAAATCTAATAGCGGGTGGTTAGTAATTTCTCTTATGTTATTTTGTTGTTTCAAATACCGCGATCTAACCTCGAAGTTTGCATTTTGAATGTTTGCTGCTTTAACAGCCTTACCGTTCTCTGATACTACGTATAAGTGCCAGCCAGTAGTTGCTACGCTACAACTTACCTTGTTAACCACCGCACGCAACCAAGGCATGGTATTATAAGCATCCAATATTTCTCGCGTCCCTCTTGTGGGTGGTGCTCCATAACCACCTGGATAGATGCCCACTAACATGCTATTAACTTGGTCGCTTTCACTGGATTGTCCAAATAAAAATGTAGAAACCGATTTACCAAAACTCTTTAAGTTATCTATAAAACTCAAATCTTGCACCTCCTTACCATAACTCAATAACCCCCCGTTTTTTATGCGTTGCTATGGCATACCTCAAAGCATCTACCGCGTGGTCATAATCTTTAACAGGTTCGTCCATTATACTATCATTATATACCCGCCATTGATAGTTTTCAATCTCATCTAATAAATTATTCAAACCACGGAACACAAATAGCGAGTTTGTTTTCAATTCTGATATTACCTTTTCAATACCTTCTCGCACTGCATTATCTGCTGGTTTAGCTGGTAACCCCATCCTGCGATACTGTTCTATTGCTGCTGGGTTAGAAGGATCGCAATACAAAGCATCGATAGTTTCGCCTTCACTTAAACTTAAAATGTCCCTGCCACTTTCTTCTGGTAGTTTGTTGCGTTCATAATATTCTCTGTAAACATATATGACACCATCTGAATTAATAGCAAGCCACACCGCTGCGGTTGGATTGTTATAACCAAAGTCTACACCCACGATACGTTTCCAATCTGAAGGGATCTCAAACGGAGTTATAATATGCTTTTGTGGATTGAAGTCCTCGTATACTAATCCTTCTGGTTTTGTAAACTC